AAGCCAAGTCACCACACAATCCAGTTTGCAACATGCAGGCGGATACAACAACGGACAATGGTATTTGGCCACGTTTACACGAGATGACTCAAACTGGTATCTCTATGTGAATGGAAGCCAAGTGGCTACCAAAGCAGACCCTTACACAGGATCAGTGACCAACGCACAGGAACTGTGGATCGGGAGATCCGCCTTCGATGGCGGCAAATATCAATACACTGGAGATATAGGGCAAGTATTCATCTATAATGCAGTATTGACACCCACACAAATCCTGCAGAATTATAACGCAACAAAATTGACATATGGTTTATGAGTGAAGTAGATAAAAATTTAGCAGAAATACTAAACACTGATTATATTCCTGTTGTAAGTGATAAGACTGACAAACCAATCACTATTCATCAAGATGAGTCTGTGAACCCAGACGCAGATTATTCTCGCGCAAACTATTATAATCTAATAGAAAAAGGCAACGAAGCACTCGATGGTATTCTTGATGTTGCAAAAGAATCGCAACACCCAAGAGCCTATGAAGTTGCTGCAAACATGATCAAGAATCTCTCTGATGTTACAGAGAAACTTATGATCCTTCAAAAGCAGCAGCATGAATTGAAACCAAAAGAAGCGGCAGCTCTTACAAACATCAATGTGGATAAAGCAGTGTTTGTTGGAAGCACTGCAGAGCTGTTGAAGAAACTCAAAAATGAATCTGTCGACTAGAATCAAACATTATCTCGGCAACCCTCAGTTAAAACGCATCAACATGCAGTTGCAACTTACGGAAGATCAAGTCCGTGAGTTTATCAAGTGTTCTCAAGATCCAATTTACTTTATTGAAAATTATGTCAAGATTATCACACTTGATAAAGGTTTTGTGCAAATCAAACTCTATCCATTTCAGCGACAAGCAGTACAAGACATCAATGAAAATCGTCGTGTAATTGTAAAAGCGGGTCGTCAGGTCGGTAAAACGACCATGGTTGTTGGATATATTCTTTGGTATATTCTATTCAATGAAGATAAATTTGTGGCGATTCTTGCAAACAAAGCACCAACCGCAAGAGAAATTCTAAATCGTATCAAAGTCGCATATGAAGCATTGCCATTATGGATTCAACAAGGTGTTCGTGTTTGGAACAAAGGTGACATTGAACTCGAAAACAATTGTCGTGTGATGGCTACGTCTACCGCATCCAGCGCGATCCGTGGTTACTCTATCTCATTACTATATCTTGACGAATTTGCATTCGTGCCAACGAATATTGCAGACGAGTTCTTCACCTCTGTGTATCCGACTATTTCTTCTGGTGTGACGTCTAAGATTTTGATTTCTTCTACACCATGCGGAATGAATCACTATTATCGTATGTGGACAGAAGCAGTCGAAGGACAAAACGGATTCAAACATATCGAAGCCAATTGGCGTCAGGTTCCTGGAAGAAATCAGGCATGGGCTGACGAACAACGTCGAGTTCTTGGCGAAGAAAAGTTTCTTCAAGAAATGGAATGTGAGTTCATGGGATCTGCAGGAACATTATTGTCTGCAGCTGCACTCAAATCTCTTGCGTTTGTCAAACCTCATCATCTTACTGAGAACGGAATCAAGATCTATCAGGCTCCGATTCCAGAGCATGTCTATACGATTGTTATAGATACATCTCGTGGTAGAGGATTAGACTATTCTGCCTTCAGTGTAATCGATGTAACCTCAATTCCATATCGACAGGTTTGCACTTATAAAGATAATAACATCAGCCCACTGGTTTATCCATCCATCATAAAGCGCATCGGCGACTATTACAATCAAGCCTATGCTCTCATAGAAATAAACGATAACGGTCAACAGATTGTCGACTCTCTATTCGAAGATTATGAATATGAGAATATTCTTTCTACCGTAGATATGAAGGGAAGGATTGTATTGACGTGGGGATATGGAACCAAATCAAATAGAGGCGTTCGTACCACTAAATCAGTCAAGAGACTCGGTTGTTCTTTGATGAAAGGATTGATTGAGAATCAAAAACTTCTTACACAAGACTTCGATACGATCTCTGAACTCTCAACTTTTATTGCAAAGGGTGGAAGTTTCGAGGCTGAAGAAGGGTCTCATGACGATCTTGTGATGACTCTCGTTCTATTTTCATGGATGACAAATCAATCGTTTTTCTCAGAACTTACGAATATCGATATCAAAGCAAAGTTACACCAAGAACAAATGCGACAAATTGAAGAAGAACAGCTGCCAACTTTTCTCGGTGGACACATCGATGTGGATCATAATGATGGAGCATTTGTCGAAGATGGGGCTGTTTGGAAGCCCGTTTAGTCAAAACCTAGTTTTACTAAATATTGGGGTAGATTTCTCAATCTCCATTTATAGGAGCAAAAAACATGGCTTTTCAAGTATCACCAGGCGTGAATGTATCTGAAATTGACGCAACTACAGTTGTCCCAGCAGTTTCATCATCCACTGGCGCAATTGCTGGCGCATTTCAGTGGGGTCCGATCGACGTACTCCGTCAAGTTTCTTCCGAAGATGAACTCGTAGAAGTATATGGCAAACCAGACGCCAATACATTCCTACCATTCTTCACTGCTGCAAACTTTCTTTCATACAGCAACAGTCTTTTCGTATCACGTGCTGGTGCAGCAACGCAAAATTCTGCTGTTGCACTCAACGTTGATCCAGCAAGCTGCGCATCGAACGTAAAGGTAAAGAGTGAAGATCAATACTTCACAACGTTCCATCTTGCATCTAACTCAGATATTGCGTTTGCCGCACGTTATCCTGGTGCTCGCGGTAACTCGCTCAAGATTGCGCTGATTGCAAATGCAAACTCTTCAGTGTTCGATTCTGCAGCCTATCATGAATTCTTCGATGGTGCTCCAGGAACTTCAACTTGGGTTGCTGCAAATCATAACGCCGAAGCCAATGACGAAATGCATATCGCAGTCGTTGACGAAGACGGTCTATTCTCTGGAACACCAAACACGGTTCTAGAGCGTTTTGCAAATGTTTCAAAATCAACAAATGCAAAAGACGAGTCTGGCAATAGCCTTTACTATCGCGATGTTCTCTATCGTGGCTCACGATATGTTTATGCATTGGGTCAAAATAATGATACATGGGGTGTTTCAGCCAACTCAACGCATGCATTCGAAGGCGAAAATCTAACGATTTCTTTCTCACGTGGTACAGACGGTACAGTGGTTGATGGAAACGTGATGTCAGCATACGAGCAATTTAGATCAACAGAAAATGTTGATGTATCTCTTGTAATGGCTGGCGGTGGTGGCGAAACAATTGCAGAAAAGGTTATCGATATCGTGTCATATCGCCGCGATGCCGTTGGCTTTATTTCTCCAGCATATGCAAATATGATTGCTGCTTGCACAGTAACTGGAGTTATCAACTATCGCGATTCACTCCCTTCAACTTCATACGCTGTGATGGACGGCAACTGGAAGTATCAGTACGACAAGTACAACGATACCTACCGTTGGGTTCCATGTAACGGTGACGTTGCTGGTCTTTGCGCTCGTACTGACTCTGATCGTGATCCATGGTTCTCACCAGCTGGATTCAATCGTGGTCAATTGAAGAACGTAATCAAATTGATGTATAACCCAAGCCAAGCAAATCGCGACGAACTATACAAGAAGGGTATCAATCCAATCGTATCGTTCCCAGGTGAAGGTGTTGTGCTTTATGGTGACAAAACTCTATTGTCACGACCAAGTGCGTTCGATCGCATCAATGTACGTCGCTTGTTTATTGTTCTTGAGAAGGCAATCGCTCGTGCTGCAAAGGCAAGTCTCTTCGAATTCAATGATGAATTTACAAGAGCGACCTTTGTAAATCTTGTTGAGCCATTCCTACGAACGGTGCAAGGTCGTCGTGGTATCTATGACTTCCGTGTTGTTTGCGACGAAACAAACAATACTCCAGATGTCATTGATCGCAACGAGTTTGTTGGTGACATATATGTCAAGCCAGCACGTAGCATCAACTTTATCCAGTTGAACTTTGTTGCTGTCCGCACTGGTGTAGCCTTCGACGAAATCGTTGGTCGCTTCTAATAAATAGACTAGGATAAAGTCAGGAGAATAAGATGGCTTTTAATGTAAATCAATTTCGTACGCAGCTAACTGGTGATGGCGCACGTCCTAATCTGTTTGAAGTGCGACTCACGTTTCCGAACTATGCATCTCTTGGTGCTTTAGCCTCGGCAAAGTCTTCATTCATGGTGAAAACTGCTGCTCTTCCAGGATCAACGCTTGGTATGGTTACAGTTCCTTACTTCGGTCGCGAAGTCAAGGTCGCTGGCAATCGTACTTTTGCTGACTGGTCAGTAACAGTAATCAACGATGAAGATTTCTTGATTCGTAACGCAATGGAATCATGGGTTCGTGGAATCAACGACAACGTCACAAACCTACGATCAAATCGCGCAAGAACTTCTCAATCTTACGGTGTTGATGCTGAAGTGCTTCAGTTCAGCAAAGATGGAAGACAGTTGAAGAAGTATAAGTTTGTTGGAATGTTCCCAACAGATCTTGCTCAGATCGATCTCGACTGGGGTTCAAACGATACAATCGAAGAATATACAATTAACTTTGCATATCAGTATTGGGAATCGACAGATCGCGGTAGTTCAAGTTTGAGATCACCAATTGAATCTCTACTTGGCGCATAATGCGCTTGAATGGGGGAGGATCACCTCCCCCATCTATATTATGGAGTAATGCATGGCAATCAATCTATTTGGATTTCAAATCGTTCGAACAAAAGCTGAAGACGCACCACAGCAACTTCAGCCTCAAATCACTGCACCTGTTGGAGACGACGGTGCGATTGCAGTAACTGCTGGCGGATACTTTGGCACTTATCTAGATCTTGAAGCCAGTTTCAAAAACGAAAACGATCTTGTTACTCGCTATCGCGAGATGTCAATGCAGCCAGAACTTGAGTCTGCAATTGATGAAGTTGTCAACGAAGCAATTGTACACGATGTGACTGGTAAATCAGTCACAATTATTCTTGATGATCTTGAACAACCAGAAAAGATCAAAGATATGATTCGTGATGAATTTGAAAACGTGCTTCGTATGATGGACTTTTCAAACTACGGTGCAGAAATATTCCGTAACTGGTATATTGACGGTCGTTTGTTCTATCAAGTTTTGATTGACGAAAAGCAACCAAAGATGGGCATTCAAGAACTTGTACCAATTGATCCGCGAAAGATCAAAAAAGTTCGCACCATTATCAAGAAAAAAGATCCACGAACAAAGATTGATGTTGTGACTGGCGTCGAAGAGTTTTATATCTTCAACGAAAAAGCATCGCAACAAGGACAGCAAATTGTCACTTCTGTGAGCGATAGCGCAGTGAAAATTGCACCTGATGCAATCATCAACGTCAACTCAGGATTACTCGACGCAAAACGTCAAATGGTTTTGTCTTACCTTCACAGGGCAATCAAGCCCCTCAACCAGCTCCGAATGGTTGAAGACGCTGTTGTCATCTATCGTTTAAGTCGTGCTCCAGAACGTCGTGTGTTCTACATAGACGTTGGCAACATGCCTAAACTCAAGGCTGAGCAATACTTGCGCGACATTATGACAAAGTTCCGTAACAAGGTTGTCTATGACTCAGCCACAGGCGAAGTGAAAGATGATCGTAAGTTCATGTCAATGATGGAAGACTTCTGGATTCCTCGTCGTGGTGAAGGCAAGTCAACAGAAATTACAACATTACCAGCTGGTCAAAATCTTGGTGAGTTGGCAGACGTTCGATACTTCGAACAAAAACTATATAAATCATTGAACGTTCCGATTTCAAGATTAGAATCTCAGCAAGGATTTACTCTTGGTCGCACAACAGAAATTACACGCGACGAATTGAAGTTCAATAAGTTTATCGAAAGAATTCGTGGCAAGTTTACGGTTTTATTTGATGAGTTGATGAAGCGTCAGTTGGCTCTAAAGGGCATCTGTTCAATCGACGAATGGGATGTTCTCAAAGAGAAAATTCACTACGACTTCCTCAAAGACAACAACTTTACTGAATTGAAGGAATCAGAGTTGATGACAGCTCGCCTTCAATTGATGAATCAAGTCGACCCATACGTTGGAACGTATTTTTCACGTGCATGGGTCAAGAAACACGTTCTTCACTTTGATGAAGAAGGTATTGAGCGTATGGAAGCAGAACTTCAGGAAGAAAATGCTGCAGCACAGGCTGCAGGATTGCCAAGTCTTTCAGTTTCTGCGCAAAATGCAGCAATTGCTCAAAATGCAGCAATGACTGCAGCGCAAGGTCAAGCACAACCTGCTCCGCAAAACGGCGGCAGTGGTAGTCTTGATCAAGCGTTCAACTCGCAAATTAAATAAATAATGGAGAAAGAAATGAATACTATCGATATGGTCAATGCAGCATTGAGTGGCGACAAAGAAGCATTCCAAGCAGCATTTACAGCTGCAATGAATGATCGCGTCACTGATGCTTTAGAAGTGAAGAAGGTTGAGGTTGCATCTGCTTTACTAACACCACAAGAAGAAACAAATGAGATTGAAACAACTGAAGTCGAAGCTGACGGAAGCGAATCCAGCGATGGATCAGCAGAATTCGCAAGCGAAACAAACGCAGATTGATTCTACTAGAATTTCTGCGTTAGTGCGTTCTGGCATGATGAAAGCCAACGAATTGCCACGCCTCAAATTAGCGTTGCGCAAACACGCACAAGTTGGTGATATTGCTCGTTTGCCAAAACAACATCGCGATGTTCTTACAAAATACTATGATGCAACATCACGCGCTGCTATTGGATCTCAGCAAGCATTTCAAGCTGTTCGTCGTAATATCATGGCTGATGTTGAGCATGAAAACGAAAATGTATTGACAGAAGCAATTGCTGGATTCAAAGACGAAAACAATCCTCCTGTGATGATTGTTCTTCAAAGAAAGGGTATTCGCATTTTCCCTGATGGTCGTAAAGTTGCAATGTATCAAAACAAGCAACTTGGTCTTGTAATTACGATTCCATATGCTGGAACTGGCAATACTCCAGGCGAAATCATTCCTGGCGCAAATTTGCAAATGGAAGAAGTTGAAGAGATTATGGAAAGTTTAGAACATGTCGCTGCATATGCTCAGCAAGACAATCCAAAAACACTTGCAAAACATATAAAGTTTGCTGACGGTTCTAAACTCAAAGTAAGTCATGGTGCAGCAAAAGCCATTCATATGGTTCACGGTGCATTGAATGATCAAAATAAAAAGAAATTTGCTGATATGCTTACAAATCCAAAAGGCTTTGAAAAAGCAGCACACTTTGCATTGAGCAAAGTCGAATACACAATTGGTGGCAAATGAGTCTAGTATCAGAAGTTGTTCGAGAAATTATTGCTGAAGCCAATGTACAGCGCATGGGTCGTAAGAAACTCATTCGTGCTCGTGTTCGTGGCAATAAGGTTCAACGTCGTAAGGTTCTTTCAGCAGTTCCAGGTTATACTATTCGTGGTGGCAAACTCGTGCGTATTCCACCGCGCGAAAGAATGAAAAGAAAACTCGCAGCACGTCGAGCCAAAATCAAGCGTAAAGCAAAGATGGCTCGTGCTCTTATTAAAAGAAAGCGTTCGCTTAGAAAGCGCGCATCATTGGGGCTATAAAAATGAAACTAATCACAGAATCAATCGAAGAAGTAGAGATGATCACCGAAGAAAAGAACGGTGTGAAATCACTTTACATCTCTGGTCCATTCCTTGTAGCAGAAATGAAAAACAAAAACGGTCGTATGTATAAGACCGATACTCTTGCAAAAGAAGTTGATCGCTACAACGAAGAATACGTTACGAAGAATCGCGCATTTGGAGAATTGGGTCATCCAGATTCCCCATCAATCAATTTAGATCGCGTTTCTCATCTCATCACTTCATTGAAGCAAGAAGGAAATCAATGGATTGGTAAGGCTAAAATTCTTGAAACACCAATGGGTAAAATTGCTAAGTCTCTTATGGAAGGCGGTGCAACACTCGGTGTATCATCACGTGGCATGGGTTCTCTCAAAGAGATCAACGGTGTCAACGTGGTGCAAGATGACTATTATCTAGCCACAGCGGCTGATATTGTAGCGGATCCGTCCGCACCAGGTGCTTTCGTTTCAGGTATTATGGAAGGTAAAGAGTGGGTTTGGGATAACGGTAAGGTCAAGGAAATTGACATCAACGAATATTATTCTCAAATCAAGAACGCAAAGCAAAAGCAAATTGATGAGATCTCTCTGAAGATCTTTGAAAATTTCTTGTCAAAACTGTAACTTTTATAAATATAATTACTTCTTCAGGAGTCAAAACAAATGAGTAAGACACTATCAGAATCCGCTGCAGAAATCCTAAAGGCATCAATGTCTGCTGCCAAGGAACCAGCATCAAAACTACCAGCAGAGATGGATGATCTCGGCGGTCAAACACCAACAACTGCACCATCAGATATTGGCAAGAAAGCAGCTGCTGCCGCAAAGGAAGCACCAAAGCCAGCCACAAAGGGTGATGCAAAGTCTGTAAAAACACAGGCTATGGAATCAACTGAAGCCGATGAGACAACAGAAGTTGTTGCTGAAGTAACAGAAGAACCAGCAACTGAAGAAGTCGTTGCTGAAACAGAAGTCGTTGCGTCTGAAGAAGAAGTTGTCGTCGAGGCAAAGAAAGAAGATGATAAAGACGAAGAAGAAGATGAAGACGAAGACGAAGACGAAGACGAAGACGAAGAAGATGAAAAGGCAATGAAGGAAGCCTGGAAGAAAGAGATGGTGAAGAAGCACAAGGGCTCAATGGCAGAAGATGTCAATGCTCTATTCAACGGCGAATCACTATCCGAAGAATTCCGCACAAAGGCAACCACAATTTTCGAAGCTGCTGTTCAATCACGTGTTGAATCCATCGTTGAAGAAGTAATGAACGAAAACGAGGGCGTTCTCACAGAAGCAGTTGAAGCAATCAAAGAAGAAATGTCAACTCAACTCGACGAATATCTAAACTATGTCGTTGAGCAGTGGGTTGAAGACAATCAGATTGCAATCGAAACAGGTCTTCGCGCAGAACTCGTTGACGACTTCATCAATGGTCTCAAGAATCTATTCAACGAACACTACATCGAAATTCCAGAAGAGAAAGTTGATGTAGCAGAAGAACTTGCAACTCGTGTTGCTGCTCTTGAAGAAGCTGCTGCCGCTGCTGCTGCAGAAAAGGCTTCTCTAGTTGAACAACTCGGCGTTGCTAAGAAAACCGAAGCCGTTCGCAAAATTTGCGAAGGTCTAACGGAAACACAAATTGCTAAGATGATCTCGCTCGCAGAGAGCGTGGAGTTCACCACAGAAGGTGATTTTAATAGCAAGCTCGCAGTAATTCGCGAGAACTACTTCCCAGCCAAAAAATTGACAAGTGAAGTGAAGGTAATTCAAGAGACAACTGTTGAAGAACCTGAAGAAGTAGCACAAGTAAATAGTCTAATGGCACATTATGTAAAGGCAATCACAAAGACGGCTCCAAAAGCCTAATCTAATTAAGAACTCAGGAGAGTTATAAAATGTATCTAAACGAAACATATGCAAAGAAGTGGGCTCCAGTTCTTGATCACTCAGAACTCCCAAAGATCACAGATCCGTACAAGCGTGCAGTTACTGCACTCGTTCTAGAGAATCAAGAGCGTGCCCTTATGGAAGATTCACGCACAATGCAAAACCTCTGGGAAGCATCACCAGCCAACGCAGTTGGCGGCGGTATGTCACCAGTGGTCGGCTCAGAAGGTGGAATCAAGGGTTTCGACCCAATTCTCATCGGTCTAGTCCGTCGTGCACTACCAAACCTAATGGCTTACGATGTTTGCGGCGTTCAGCCAATGACTGGTCCAACAGGTTTGATTTTCGCAATGCGTTCAGTGTACGCATCTGCATCAGCACGTGGTGGTGAAGCTCTTTATCTAGAAGCCAACACAGCACACTCTGGCACAGGCGACCATACGCTAAACACAAGTGTAAACTTTGGTGAAGCAAATGATGCAATCTTCGGTCTAGCCAACACTGGTACAGGCATGGCAACATCAGCTGCAGAAGATCTAACCATGAAGTACATGGGTTTCCAGATCGACCGCGTTTCTGTTACAGCCAAGTCACGTGGCTTGCAAGCAGCTTACACGCTAGAACTTGCACAAGACCTCAAGGCAATTCACGGTCTAGACGCAGAAACAGAATTGACAAATATCTTGTCAACTGAAATTCTTGCTGAAATCAACCGCGAAGTTGTTCGTACGATCTATGCAACTGCTAACGTTGGTATCACATCTGTAACCCAAAATGTTGTCAACCTATCAAGTTCAACACTAACGGATGCAGCAGGTGGTTCATCAGGTCGCTGGCAGGTTGAGAAGTACAAGTCACTTCTATTCCGCATCGAACAAGCAGCTAATAAGATCGCCAAAGACACACGTCGTGGCAAGGGCAACATGCTCATCGTTTCAACCGATGTTGCATCAGCTCTCGCAATGACAGGTCTTCTTGACTACAACTCTGCTCTAAGCAACAACACAAACCTAACAGTTGACGATACAGGCAATACCTTCGCAGGTACGCTATTCGGACGCTTGAAGGTCTATGTTGACCCATATTCTGTACAAGGTTCAGACTATGTGGTTGTAGGCTACAAGGGAACAAATGCTTATGATGCTGGCTTGTTCTACTGCCCATACGTCCCACTACAGATGGTACGTGCAATTGATCCAACAACCTACCAGCCAAAGGTCGGCTTCAAGACTCGTTACGGTCTCGTTGCAAATCCTTTCGCAACTGGCTCAGGCAATGGAACAATTGAAGATGGTAAGAACTACTACTATCGTAAGTTCCGCGTTCTAAACGTCAATCAATAATTGATGTGAAAACAATTTGCCAAATTCATAACAATAATAAGGCAAAGTGACTCGGGGGTGGATTCGAAAGGATCCACCCCCTTTTTTATTTCCCCTAAATAGTTGATATGGCTACGATAGTTTTTCTATCTGATCTGAAAGACCTGCGAAAACAAAAAGAGCAGGAGCTGAAATATTATTCACAGAGACTGGAAGAATTGAATAAAAAGTTATTTTTTATTCGTAAAGAAATTGAACTGACGAATTTTATTATTGATCTGATTGAAAACGAAAAGATCACAGATTTACGGAAATTTATAGATGACAGCAACAACACGTGCACCGACAAATAAAGATTTGTTGCAAAGTACAAAGTTTAGAGTGACGTTTGATCGTTTACCAGCAACAACATACTTCTGTCAAACTGCTAACTTTCCAGGAGTTTCACTCACTGAAATTCCACGCCAAACTCCATTTGTAGATCTGTATATTCCTGGCGAAAAGATTGTATATGACACATTCAACATTACGTTTCTTGTTGATGAAGATCTGCGCGCATGGAGCGACATTCATGATTGGATTCGCGCAATCACGTTCCCAACAGATTTCAAAGAGTATATGGATTTACAAAGATTAGATCGTGGTCCACTCTTTCGTAAAGAGTACAATAACAAGCCACAGTATAGCAATGCAATATTGACATTGTATACAAACAAAAATAATGCAAACTTTCGCATCAAGTTTATTGATCTTTTTCCAACATCGCTTTCGACGATTTTATTTTCTTCGCAAGACTCTGCAGAGAATGTTGTTACAGCAGATGCGACTTTCCGATTCTCTTACTACGAATACGAAAGAGTCTAGATATTAATTCTTGAGATTTCGTTCATACCGAACATACTCATTATACTGGTGCAATCCTTGTAAGACAAATCTTGCACTGAGTTGTCTTTTGATTCCGAATAATGTATAATTCGATGTATGAAATTAGAAACACCTCCGCTTGAAGAATTGATGATGCAATGGGAAAAGGATTCCGAAGTTGATACAACGGAACCTGGCAAAGAGATCCTACGCATTCCAATCATTCATAACAAGTATAACAAATATCTTTCTCTGCATAATCTTGCTGCAAAACGTGCAGCACTTGAGTTCGACAAACTCAAAAAACTCAAGTGGATGTACTATAGTGGTAAACTAGACAAAGAAGAATTAGAAAAACTTGGTTGGGAACCGTTTAGATTTACACTCAAATCAGACATGCAAGTTTATCTTGATGGCGATGATGATCTAACTAAACTCAAACGTAAAAAAGCCTATCACGAAGAAGCAGCAGCCTTTTGTACTAACGTGATGAAAGAATTGAACAATCGCACTTGGCAGTTGAAAGAATATATGGGTTGGGAAAAGTTCATTCAAGGTGCTCGATGATTGAGCACGTCGTTGTTGAAAAAGTAAATAACATTTATGTCCAAGTGACAGCAGAACCTGACATTTTACAAGAGATGTCAGAGTTTTTTACATTTTCAACTCCAGGATATCAATTCAGTCCAGCGTTTCGAAACAAATACTGGGATGGAAAGATAAGATTACTAAATCTAAATACTCGACAGATATATTTGGGACTTGTTCCGTATATCAAAAAGTTTTGCAAAGACACCAACAGAACCTGTGAGTATATCGATGAAGACAAAGAAGTTTATCCAATCGACACAAAAAATCTTGCAAGTGCTCTCTCCCTTCCGCTGGAGCCAAGAGATTATCAGTTACTTGCATCTAGCGTCGGACTTACAAAACGACGAACTGTACTTATATCGCCCACGGCATCAGGCAAATCGCTAATCATCTATATGATGATTCGCCACTTACTGAATAGTGGGAAGAAACGAGGATTGTTGATTGTTCCCACAATCAATCTCGTCACTCAGATGCATTCTGATTTTTCAAACTATTCTAGCAACAACGGTTGGGATGTAGAGAAATACTGCCAGAAAATTTATGGCGGTGAGAGCAAAATTCCAGACAGTGATCTAATAATCTCTACTTGGCAGTCAATCTACGACATGCCAAAAAAATATTTTTCTCAGTTTGATTTTATCATCGGCGATGAAGCACACACATTCAAAGCCAAGTCACTGACAAGTATTATGACCAAACTCATCAACTGTGATGTGCGTGTTGGTACAACTGGAACATTGGATGATAGCAAGGTCAATAAGTTAGTTCTTGAGGGACTATTTGGTCCTGTATTCAAGGTAATTAGCACTAAAGAACTAATTGAACGCAAGCAACTCGCAAACTTCAACATCAAGTGCATTGTGCTCAAATACCCAGAGCCTGTATGTAAAGCAATGAAAGGTTTTACATATCCTGATGAAATGAACTTTCTGACACAGCATGAAGGAAGAAATCATTTCATACGAGATCTTGCAATCAATCTCAAAGGAAATAGTCTGATTTTATTTACTTATGTCGAAAAACACGGTAAGATATTATATGACTTGATATTAGAGAAGGCTGGCAATCGCAAAGTCTTTTTTATTCACGGTGGAGTTGAAGCAGAAGATCGCGAAGCAGTGAGACATATCACTGAACAGGAAAACGATGCGATCATTGTAGCGAGTTATGGAACGTTCTCAACAGGTGTGAATATTCGTAACCTACATAATATAGTG